TTAGAGTAATCACGGTACAGAGCAACAATCTGCACTTCGTCTACGGGTATGTCGTTCTGTCCACATAGCCACGCCAGCACATTTAATTGCTGTATCTTCTCTTCTTGCAGACCGTTCATTGTTTCCCATACAGATGTAAACTTATAGTCAGACAAGACGTGATCTTCCCAAAGGTCAATCTGACCGCTCAGTGTCCATCCACCTATATCTGCATACAGACGGCGCTCAATGATTCGCTTTCCATCAACGTCGCCTCCACGTTCTAAAATATGGTGCATAGCCTGACCCATAAGACTAAAAATCCTATCAGAGCAATCCTCAACTACTTTGTGACCGTAGTCTTTCATCAGACTTACTTGTCTAGCTGGTGAAATAAGACGAGTAACTGATATGTCAGAGTCACCACTGTCATAAGGGTCATTAACAACTGCATCCACGATAGGTTGCGGAAGTCCTAGCTTGTTAGTTATTTTCATTGTACCTCTCCCAATTGATCTAATAATGCAACCAGCGCATTAGTTATATCTTCTGCCCACGGCTCGACTAAATCAGGGTCATGCTTGTGCAACTCAGTAAGCAAGGTTGCCTCATTGACTAATGCGAAACAGTGCAAATCTATCCTGACTATCCCATCGTGCAAAATTTTTGCTTCATCACTCATCTATCTTACTCATTACTAAGTTTATGATGTCGTCCTTTACGGAGATTGGCTCTACATTGGCAAATGGGTACACAGAAAGCCTAGAGACCGTCGTATGGTTTCCATCGTGCAAAATTTCTAACTCATCAATGATATAGTCGCCTCCCTTCTTTGAAACCGTAGCTCTAATTTCTAAGTAGATGTGATCAGCTAAAGTATAAAATGTGTTTATTTCAGTCATAGCTTTTTGTTTGACTCCTTTTGTTTGTAATAAACACACCTTCTCATAACATTACTATATATGCAAACGCAAAATGGTATTGCAATCTAATTTAATTTTATGATAGGCTGTTTATATGGCTTATAAGACTATCATTCGTGATAACAAACACCTGAAGTTTGTTCGACAGTTAGAATGTGTCCTGTGTGGATCACCTTTTGTCGAGGCTGCACATTTGCGGATCGGCACGGACGGCGGAACCTCCTTAAAACCTAGTGATTCGTGGGTTTTACCTTTATGCAGTCCTCACCATAGACTTCAACACAACATTGGTGAGAGAACATTTTGGAAGGGCAAAGACCCGCACACTTTATGTGTAGAGCTTTATAAACTTACGGGCCTGTACGAAGAGGCTATTGCTTTAATTGAGAGGAGTAGAGTCAATGATGGATGCGAACAAACTGTGGGCGAAACTTTCGGATGCTGGTGAAAAGAGGGCTGAAGCACACGCAGCTTTCAAATTGTTAGAAGACACTGAGAAAAGTATATTAGCAGAGCATACCCAAAAATTTATTATTGATGGTGCTAAGTCACAGGCATCAGCAGAGTCACAGGCACGGGCTTGTCCTGAGTTTCTAGCGTTCTTGAAAGAGAAAGGTAGGCTAAGACATGAGTACGGCTTAAAAGACGTTAATTACGAGTCAATCAAAGTTTATATAGATATGCTACGAGCTAACCAAGCGTTAGAACGAGCGCAGATAGGAATATTATAATGGGAAGAGAAAAATATTTAGGACTTGAGTTACCTGATCTTTTTTACCCGGACGCACCGGGTTGGAAAAGGACAGATACAAGTAAGGCAGCGGCAGAGGAGATTGCCCCTACAGCTAAAACTGTCCGGGGTTTGGTATTAAACATACTGTCGCAACGTGGTTTGACTTCATACGAGCTTGCTGACAAACTAGGCTTGCCGTACCACACAGTTCAGCCAAGGACAAGTGAGCTTAAAGCCAAAAATCAGGTAGTTGATTCTGGTGAAAGACGGCTTGGGCCGACAGGTAAGTTGGGAATAGTCTGGGTGGCGCATGTCTAAATTTTCACTCGTTAAGGGCGCTCGCATAGAGCGAGAAATTGTAAATTCGCACAAGGAAGCTGGCGTTCATGCTGAGAGGTTTGACGCACGGCGGGGCCAGTTCGGCGCAGAGTCCTCATATGATATTGATGTTTATTGGCGGGGCAAAAACGAGGCTCCTCTTTGTGGAGAGATTAAAGGGCGCAAGAAGTTCCCAACGTGGTTAACAGGATACCTTGCTGACAATGACTTTCTCTGTCTGCGTGAAGACAACCGGCAACCCTTGTATGTCGTGCCTCACCATGTTTGGATAAAGTTGCTTAAAAATGGGTAGCCGGGGAAAAGTTGGCAATTTAGACGCAAAAGACCCTACAGGCAAAAAACTTGGTGATCCGGGGGCTAAAATGGACGCTGGAAAGGATGATCTAGTTACAGCCCTTGAACAATTTCCAAATGCGATAGCGGCAGTATCGGAAGTTTGTAAATACGGCGCAGAAATCAAGGGTTATGGTTGGTCAGCATGGAAAGATGTTCCTGATGGGACCGCCAGATATAAAAAGGCTTTAGTTAGACACGTTATCGGGCCAGAAATTGACGAAGAAAGCGGGTTGGATAGTCTAGCTCACGCTGCATGGAACGCATTAGCAATTTTAGAGTTTGAAATTAACAAAAGAAAATGATAAAACAATTACGGCGACTTCTCCCACGCTTTCCCTACGAAGCGTTTCGTCGTCTTGACTGGGGCTAGGCGCAAGGTGGTTGACTCCCTTGCTGCCGCCCCAGTTTTTTTCTTGTTTTTATAAATTAAATAAATTAACATTCTAATCGGACGGTACTCCGATACGGCTTGATCCCCGAATTGTTGTGTCCCCCTACCTGTCAGCACTAGCAGTGCCGTCCAATTTCTTATGACAGGAGATGACAGGAGTTCTTATGCTTCATAGTTTTGATATTAAAGACGCTGAGAAATATGGCGTTCATGCTGCCGTCATTCTTAATAATTTGCGATTTTGGATAACGAAGAACGTAGCGAACAATAAACACTGGTATGAGGGCGAGTTCTGGACGTACAATTCGGTGAAGGCATTTAGTGATTTATTTCCGTACTTGACTGCTGATCAAATACGCCGCGCATTATCTAAGTTAGAAGCAGATGATGTTATAAAAAGTGGTAACTTTAACAACAAAAACTACGATAGGACCAAGTGGTACGCCATTTGTGGTTTTTCCCAAATGGATTTGGCATCAGTGCCAAATGGAATTGGCAAAATTCCCAAACCTATACCAGATAGTAAACCAGATAGTAAACCAGATACAAATTCCAGCATAATTATTGATTATGAAGAGAACGGAATGTCGGTGGGGGTCAACGAGCTAGATGAAGATGACTTTGGCATGTGGTGGTATGCTTATCCACGTCAGTACAAACGTGCCAGCGCAAAGATGGCTTACTTCGCAGCACGTCGTAAAACCGATGCAGTCACCTTATTAAAGGCAGCGGAAATCTACGCTCAAGAAAACTACGGCGTTGAAAAGAAATTTATTAAAGCGCCAGAGAACTGGTTGCGAGAGATGTTGTGGGAAGACAACGCACCCCCACCAATGAATCTGTACGAGATCAATGGTCAACAGATACGCATGACGGCTGAAGAAGCTGAAGGACAGGTCAACGCAAAATTAATTGGGGAGATATGACATGGAAATTAGGGAATTAAAGTCACGCCTACATGATCGTTCAGAGAGTGTAATTAAGCACCTCTTGCCTCAAGGCAAGCAATCTAGTGGAGAATGGAAGGTTGGTTCAACGGCTGGAGATGCTGGGCAGTCTTTGTCTGTACGATTAACAGGTGATAAGGCTGGTGTTTGGTCAGATTTTGCGACAGGTCAGAGTGGGGATTTAATAGATTTGTGGCGTGAGGTCAGGGGCTTGACGTTAGTATCTGCGCTCGACGAGATCAGGAGCTACCTTGGCGTTGAGCCGCATAAATTTGATAAACCATTGCGAGAGTCGTTCACAAAACCAAACCGACCTCAATGTTCTGCACCTTCAGGTAAGATGTTAGAGTACCTTACGCATGAGAGAGGCTTGACGCTTGAGACTATTAACGCCTTCAAGGTTGGCACTACAGACACGGCTATTTTCTTCCCTTTTATTAAAAACGGCGAGCTAACGCTTGTGAAGTATCGCCCCCTAGATGGTAAGCCACGTCCTACTGAGGCGAACTGCAAGCCTATCTTGTTTGGCTGGCAAGCTGTAGCTGATGACGCTAGGGAGATTGTTATTTGCGAAGGCGAAATTGACGCTATGACCATGCATCAATATGGATACTCTTCATTAAGTGTGCCTTTTGGTGCTGGTTCAGGTGGCAAGCACAACTGGTTAGCCCATGAGTTTAATGACCTTGAGCGATTTGAAACTATTTATCTGTGCATGGACACTGATGCCGCCGGACTAGAAGCTGCCGACGATTTATCAGAGCGGCTAGGTAAACACCGATGCAAGATTATTGAATTGCCACATAAAGATGTCAACGAGTGCCTGAAACAAAGTGTAACTAAAAGTGAAATACAAGATGCCATAGAGAACGCCAAGCAAATTGACCCTGAAGAATTGCGACGAGCAGGAGATTTTTACGATCAAGTTCATAAAACATTTCATCCCACAACAACCGCCGAATCAGGCTATTCAGTCCCTTGGGCTGGATTTAATGAGTTAAGGTTTCGACCTCACGAAATTACGTTGTGGACGGGGGCGAGTGGTGCAGGGAAATCGCAACTACTAAGCCATGCGTCGGTAGGGTTTATAAATCAGGGAGCTAAAATCTGTTTAGCAAGTCTGGAGATGACGCCAGCGCAATCCCTTAAAAGAATGGTCAAGCAAGCTGGCAACGTAGACGTTCCAACCGATGGCCACCTACACGCCACCTTAGATTGGCTTGACGATAACCTTTGGTTATACAACCACGTTGGACGAACGACTGTAGAAAAATTGCTTGATGGTTTTGAATATGCTCGTAAACGATACGGCGTAGATACCTTCATAATTGACAGTTTCATGAGATTAGCCAATATCTCTGTAGACGATTACAAAGCACAATCTGATGCTATGTTTGAGTTGACAGATTGGGCCGTAAATAGACCAGTTCACTTGCACCTTGTGGCTCATGCTAGGAAGGGTCAAGACTCAAAAGATGTTCCCGATGTCGAGGCAGTAAAGGGAACTAGCGAAATTGGCGCTAATGCTTTTTTGATTATTGGCGTTTGGCGTAACCGAAAATTAGAGGATGAATTGATTCAAGCGGAATTATCCGGGGACTCTGATGAAATTCGCCGCCTAAAGAGCATGGCAGGAGTGAAGATTAATATAGCCAAGGACCGTAACGGAGAATCTGAAGGCAAAAGACCCCTGTCATTTGATAAGCGCACCTTTCGTTATTACTCTGGCCACCTCGACACCTCCGAATATTTTAAGCGGGATACAGCCGAGGTAAACTTGGTTCAGGTGGGAGGGTAGCT